ACAGTTTGCGTCCATACGGTATAGCGAGATTTTTCAATTGGAAAAGTCGTTGTGCCTTTTTTAGGTTTACGATATGCGCATAATGTAGTCTTTATGCCGTCTATAGTTGTTACTTCATCTTTGCTTTTCTTATTCATTCTCTATCCTTTTCCATTTGATATAGCTATTATACTATAGAGACGAATTAATGTACACCGTTATTTTAACGGACTTCAGGTGCACTCAAGAGCACGTATGCAGGTATACCCCTTCTAAAGCACATTTCGTGCATTCTGGTGCATTTGGGTCACATAAGTTGTTGATTTATAAGGGCTGAATTAGGCTAAAAACGGCTAAAAATGTTACTATACCAATTTCTGGAACACCGAGTAGGATTCGAACCTACGATTTTACGGATTTGCAATCCGTTGCATTAGCCTCTCTGCCATCGGTGCATAATCTGGTGCGACTGGCCGGAATCGAACCGGCATGCCCGAAGGCGAGAGATTTTAAGTCTCTTGTGTCTACCTATTTCACCACAGTCGCAATCTTGGTGGGCCTCCCGTGAGTCGAACACGGCACCAACGGCTTATGAGGCCGCTGCTCTAACCAACATGAGCTAGAGGCCCAGAACTTTAATCGGCTTTACTGAAATTGCCGTTCTTAAACCCTATAGTGCCGCCTTCTGCTTCGATCCGCTTGATAACATCTTCAAACAAGATCGGAGTAAAATCGGTTTGTTCTACGCAAACACAATGATAACGAACATCAATCTCATCACTGTACAAAATATCGCCAGTTCTAGCATCAACACCGCGAGCTTTACGCACACGATTTGCATGTAAGTGTCCATGAATGTTAGTACCAAAACGACCCATTGAATCCGAGTGCAATGGAATATGACTAAGGATCATACCGTTCATAACGTGATAAGCTCTAAGCTCTCTAAAGTACAAGCGATATTCATCATCTTTAAAGATATCGTGATTACCACGAATTAAAACTTTGTCACCGTTTAATCTTGGCATAATCTTTAAGGCTTTACGATTAATAACAACATCACCAAGATGATACACTTTGTCGGTGGGCTTTACTCGCTCGTTCCAACGCTTAACCATTTCTTCATCCATCTCATCGGCGTTATCCCAAGGCCTTAACTTAGTAACACCATCATTACGCGTGAAGCGACATACGCCAGTGTGACCGAAATGCGTATCGCTAACTAAAAATACACTAGGCATATATTGCTCCTTTCATTGATTGATAGCTATTATACTATATAAACGATTTATTCTACACTGTTATTTAATTTTATTCGATGAATCTGCTTTATCTTTATCTTCACGAATTTCTACTAAGCGTGGAAGAAAGAGAGATTCTTCACCTTGTTTATTTTTAATTCTAGCATTATACAATACAGTTGCTATCTTTCCAATTACATCAAAGTTAGTACGCTCTTCGTCTGTTAAACCAGAACCAACATCAACTTTTACAATGCCATCTTCGCTTTCGCATATGTATGCTCCAACCATTCCTGTATATTTTCCAGTTCCAGGTTGAATATCAATAATACGAAGATCACAATCTAATTCAGCTTTGAATTTTATTTGAGTCTTAACGCGCTTATCTTCCCAAACTCCGCTGCCATCTTTAAGGATAATACCCTCATGTCCTAGCGACAAATAATTTTGGAAAATGCCCTGTGCTTCTTCGATGTTCTGAACGATTTCACTTGACACAAGCCATATCTTTTTATCTTGAGATTTTTGTTTACTTATAATTGCTTCAAGACTAGAAAATCGTTTTGCATATGGAGTTACACAACGTCCGCTGATAAATTCTTCGTATGGAATAAGATCCCAAAGTGATGCATGAACCATGGATGCTTCTTTGGCTGATATAGTACCTTTGTTTGCTTTGTTAAGAATGCCATTACCTGATTGCCGATCCATGAATTGGTAATCTAATTCGTCCATTACTAAAAGTTCACCGTCAAACACACAATCGATCTTGCCTGCCAAAGCAGCAAATTCTTTTTCAAGATTACCAAGCAATAGAATCTCTTTGCCATTACGACTACGAAATTCTACTTTGCCGCTGCGAACAATCGCATTGAAACGCATGCCGTCCATTTTCATTTGAGCATACGCAGGGAACTTAATCTTGCTGATAAGCTTCTCATCGAACGGAGTACATAACATACACGGATATGTATGTATAAGCTTCGGCCAAATTTTATTTGCAGTAGAGTCTGAAGCACCACACTTAAGATCTTTACTAATGATGCGTTCAATCACTTTAGCATCGTCAGCAGAACTCATGCTTAGCAGAAACTGAAGATGATCGATTCCAGCATTGCCTGTGAAAATACGAGACGAGAGGAGAATTAATCCACTTCCACCATTGATGCTTTCATCTAGCGTGATAAAGTCGATCTTCAGCTTAGTTTCATACTTAGGAATCTTCCTAATGTAGAACTGGGTGAATGGATCATAGGCTAGAAAGTAAACACGCTTTAAAAGCTTGTTATCTTTTTCGCGCAAGATGATCGCTTCCTTCTCAAGGCGAGAGGAAGTTGCTTCTAGTTCTTTCAAGATATTAAGAATCATATGTATATAAACCTCATTAAGATAGTTTATTATAAACCATCTACGAATTAAAGTACACCGTTATTTTACAGTGGTGTACTTTTTTATGACTTCTTTTGCTTCTTCAAAGCCTGTTTGCTCAAGAATCATATTTTCAAGAGCAATATCAACTTCTTCAAGAAGCCATTCGACGTACTCAATCTCGCTGTCTGGTAATTCTGCCAGCCAGCTTGCGAGGAGATATTGTTCCATCGAAAGAATAACTTTAAGATTTTTTTGGTGCTGTTTCCTCATTTTTCATTTGCTTTGGAATGAAGCCATGTTCGGCTGCGAGATTTGCAGTAATTTTCTTGTATAGCTTATTTAGCTTCTGATCTTTAATAGCAATGAGGACTTTTGCTTCAGATGGATGAATATTTTCAATCAGTTGAATGAATAGATGTTCTTTACGCGCTTTAACTAATTGCTTAGCTTTAGTGAAAATATAGAACTTCTTAGTTTCTTGAGTAAAATTTGCTGGAGACATTCCTAAAGGACCAGCATCTTCTTTAAATGGAGGTGTTCCTTCTGGCAAATCAAACTTATGCTCTGGCAAAAATGCGTGCTGAAAGACAAACCTAAGTGCTGAGTTATCTTTATATTTTGCTAAAGCACTTGGATCATCATTGACTTCGTTTAAAATTTCAACAATATATTTGGTAGCCATTAAAACTCCTCTATTTCATTTAGCAAGTTACGACACTTGTTTTTAATTAAGTAATTCATGATTGCATTTTTATCGCCTTTAGGCTCTACTTCAAATGCTTCTATAATAGTTTGTTTTACGTCTTCTGGAATATATTTAAAGTCAACCAGAGTGGAATTCCTATGCCAGTTACGACGTTCTTCATCATTCTTACACGCATTAAACCCGTTATCATTGAATTCTTGAAGACGTTTTGCGCTAACAGATTTTTGTCGTTCGCCTATCATAAACACATCGTCTTTAGACATGATATTAGGTACACCATCACCTGCGTCACCTTTTACAATATGCTCTATCAGCCAAGCTTGCAATTCTTTTTTATTAACTACAATTTGTTTCTTAAGCATTGGACTAAATTGCTTTACATTATCATATGCATGCAATTGCTTAAAATCTTTATCGGATGATACAATCATTACTGGTTCGCACTTACCGAATTCTTGAGTAGTTTCAACAAGAACTCCAATAACATCATCTGCTTCGCAACGATCTACATGAATTACTTTATAGTGAAAATAAGACTTGATATCTTCGCGAATTTCTGATAGCGTATCAAAGATAACTTTCCAATCTAGATCAGATTCTTCACGAGCTTTCTTACGCAGTCCTTTGTAATTGGAAAAGAATTCTTTACGCCAATAATTGCGTCCATCACAAGCGATAACAATATCGCCAAATTCTTTTCCAAATTTTTTCTTGTATGATTTAATGGAATTTAATGCTACGTGACGGATAAGATCTATTTTGTTGCTATCACTAGTTTTTTTCAAGTCTGAGCTAAAAGCAAGAATCGATGCTACGCATACTTGAGAATAATCAATTAGGATCATATATTATTGCCAGCCAATCTGTCTATATTGTTTTTGATAACAGTTACAATCGTTTTGCCACACCAACACTTCCTGATATACAGGTTGCATTGGTACATTTGAAATAATTGGTGAAGGATAAATCACCGGCCCAGGAATAATTTGTATAGGTTGCCTTTGCTGATTCTGCGTGATTGCGTATCCTATAATTCCTCCTAGTACGAGAGGAGCAACCCAGCTTCCATGTCCATGATGTTGAGCTGCTACAGGTTGACAACTAGCTGCTAGCAGTGCAACACTATAAATGAATTTTTTCATGAGAACACCTTTAAAATTATGCAATCTTGGT